ATAGATCTATTATACCATAAATCTCAGTAAAAGTACATAACAAAGTACTTCCCTTATACGGTCACAGAGCTAAGTCGCTGGTAGTCAACTACTTATGTAAGCACTTTTTTTACTTTAGCTATAATGCGGTCAAATTTACTATACTTAATACCAACAGCATATGCATCTTTAAACGCTGGAGCGAGGCTTTTCACAAAATANGCCTTAAACATTTCGCTATCCAGCTGTTGTGGATCAGCCTTTGCACGCGTGCTGACGAGCGCGATTATATTATTAGCTATGTCATTTCTATGCTGGTCCATCACTTTTAAGCTGACTGAAGTTGTTGTTTTTCACAAATTCGAGTTTTCTAGGGAATTTACCCTCAAGTAGATCTTGTTTATGAGAGATGACAAACACATTGGTATCGTCACCAAGAGTGTAAAGGATCTTAAGCAGATTGTCAACACCATCAGCATCCATACTAGAATCGAATGTCTCATCTAAAATAAGAAGATTTGTATTAGCTGAGTTCTTCATCTTAGCAATTTGGCGCCAAGCAAAAAGTAAACTCAAATCAATGCGTTGTTTCTCGCCTTCAGAAAAAGAAGCATACGAAAATTCATCGCGGTGTCGTGATTTAATAGTTTCGTTAAATGCTTCATCTAAGTTAAACAGAACAAAGAAGTCAAGGACTTGCAAGTACTGATTAATAAGCTTATTCATAACAGGCAAATATTGCCGAATAACCTTTGTTTTAATTCCTGTATCGCGCAACAGTTCGCTGATGGCGTCTAAATAGGAACTAGTATTAGATTGTTCTGAACGTGCAATAAGTAATTTAGATTGTTCTTCTCTGTCATCGCTTAGCTTATTCTCTGCAGACTGGGTGTCTTGAATACCCGCTTTTACACTAAGTGAATCGATCCGTTTTCTTAATTCTTCTACCTTTACATTGTTTTGTCTAATGCTAGAGTGCACCTCATTTAAATGAACAACCTTAGCATATAGTGTTTTAGACTTATCTTCAGTGTCTTTAAGCGTATCCTTTATATTATAATACTCGTCATTTAATAATTTTGCCTTATGCTTGCACGCGGTATTCTTTTCTTCTTTTAAATGCAATGATATGTGCTGAGCACATGTAGGGCACGTATTATTTTTATCATAGAACATTGACTCTTTTACTACGGCGTCCATCTTCTGTTTTAGCCCACTCTTTTCAATGTTTAAATTTTGCTTTTTTGTTTCGCTGTTTTGATACAACTCAGTAGCACTTGAGTAGTGGTTATCATACTCGTCCTGAAGAATCTTATTACTTTCAGAAATAAGCGCAACTTCATCAACAATTTGTTTAATCTCGTTTAAGCGCTTTATTTCGTGCGATGAGTCAATCCGTTTTAATTCAGCGATATGCTTGTGCTGTAAGCTGATTGTTTTCTTTAGTAACTCCAATTGGTGATCAGTCGCAATAATCTGATTTCGTAGAAAATTTGTCTTTTCCTTTAGAACACTATTCATCTTAGTGAATATACCGATGTCTAGCAGATCCTCGATAACGTTTCTTCTCTGATAAGAAGGCAACTGCATGAATGGAATAAAATTACTCGAACCAAGCACCACAACTTGGTGAAAAGACTTATGGTTAAGCTTAAGAATATTTTGTTCTAAGATCTTTTGATAGTCGCGGCTATGAGATTCCTGATTTAATAATTTGTCGTTTCTATAGATCTCAAAGATATTTGGTTTCATACCACGCACGATGCGGTATTCCATATTGCCGATCGCAAACTCAACAGTGACTAAACATGCCTTATTGTTAATTGAGTTAACCAACTGTGGCTTATTGATACTACGGTGAGGTTTACCAAATAACGCGTATGATAAAGCATCTAGCATTGTAGATTTACCAGCACCATTAGATCCAACTACTAATGTAGATTTATCACAATTTAGTTGAACGGTTGTTTTAACGTTTCCTGTAGAAAGAAAATTAGCGTATTCAAGTTGTTTAAAGACTATCATATTATATACTATCAATTGATTGAGCTTCAACGTATAGCTCATTCATCATCCTTTTTAGGATGTCATTATTTAAGTTTGTTTCAGTTGCATCGATGTAGCTATTAAGCAGTGTTGACGTATCAACAGTGTCTACCGATGCATCATCAACATTGTCACCGGTGTATTCATCAAATTTCTCAATGATTTTTACTTCGTAGGGGTTGCAGTCATAGATCTTTTCAATGAACTTATCAAATTCATACAAATCTTTTTTATTACTAACTACAACTTTAATGTAAGTACCTTCAATTTTTTCGCGTGTAATTGCAGGAAGCTTATCACCATCATAATAGATCTTCTGAAAAAGCACAGTCTTATTTAGAATTGGTGTTAGCTCACGCGTTGTGGTGTCAATGACGTGAAAATATTTTGGATCACCTGCGTCAGACCAAGTTAATTCATACTGTGTGCCAAGGTATGTGATGTTTCCCTGTGTACTCTTAGTGTGATAGTGTCCAGAGTAAACCGACTCATATCGATCAAACATCTCCTTAGACAAACCATGAGATTTAATTGGCGCATTTGCCATAAGTTGGAATCCTCCCAACTCTAAGTGTCCCATAAGGATTGGTGCTGGAGCCGACTTGATAAAATCCATACACTCATTTTCGTTGTCGTGTGTGATCCATGGAACTAGTGCAATGTCTAATTCATCGTATTTCTTTACAATAGGATCCATATGAATATGAATACGATCTTCGTACTTGCTCAAGATTTGCTGCAACGAATTTAGACCATTAGTATTCTTATAGGCAACATCGTGGTTACCAGGAATAATGTCCATATGAATATCGTACTCGTACAGCTTTGAAATAAAGCAATTGTAATTGTGATCGAGTGCTTTAAACGACACATATTTACGGTGTTCAAAGTAGTCGCCTAGGTGGAGTATCTTCTTGATGTTGTGCTTAATCAAATAAGGGAAAAACACATCATCATAAAACTTTTGAGCATAGTCTAACGTAATGTCTGAACTATTCTTAACACCTAGGTGGGTGTCATTTAAAATTGCTACTTTCATATTATAGGAATTTGTCTAAACCACCAATGATCTTCTTTTTGGCCCGACTATTCTTTTTCAATTCTTTACCGAATTCTTTAATCTTTTGATCACGAGATCGAAACTGTTGTGATTTGTAACGTACCCGATCCACAATACTATTTGAGTCAGGACAATTACCAACATCCATAAATGCTGAGGCGCCGGCATAATCAATATATCTTTCTTTGATATCTTGTTGCTTCTTCTCTTTGGCAATTCTACGTAAGAAAGCATAGAATGTAATCTGTGTAAAATAAGCAAAGGCATTGGGTAATCCAGTGCGGGTCGCTTTCTTTACATCATAGTTCATTATAGCTTTAATACTATTCTCTACAGCGTCCATTACCATTTCTTCACGATAAGTATATCCAGAGAAATTTGGTTTATGCGAGAGGCCTTCGGCAATCTTTAAGAAACATGTTCCAATGTATTCCGTAATGATTGGTTCATTAACATTGCTTTCTCGTGCAGCATTAACTGAGAGCACGTAATCTACTACTGATTGAGAAAACTGCTTGTTGTTTACATAGTGTGGTTTATCTTTAGGTTTCTTTTTCATTGTTATGGTATCCATAATATACTAGTTTCGGCCAAAAGTAAATACAATAAAATATAAACTATATTACATTTAATGTATTTTGTTATTTACAACTGTCTGTTTATTTGGTATAATAAATAAAATCAAACAAACCAATACTAGTTGTCCTTCCACTTACTTCTCCATTCCTTATTATAATTAGGTAATGGTTTACTGAAGTCATTTAAATAATCTAGATTATCAACTAGTGGATTAGTAATTTGATCTATTACCTCATTCATCTCTTCTTCAGTTAATGTATTCTGTAAATTATTAAGAACATAGTATCTATTGTAATGTACCTTAAGATCCATAGGTGTATTGACTCGACAAATGATCTTATCTCCGACTAATTGAACATAGTCTTCTGGTTCATTATCAATCCATGGCTGAAGCGAGTATGCACCAGCGGCGGTGTACTCTAACATCAGCGGACCATCTAAGTAGATTATGTTACTCTCTTCATCGTAGTCAACTTCTTCAGCTAGAAGGTATGTTCCATCAACTAGTCGATAACTCGTGATTGGAATATCAGTTAGATAATCGGCCAAATCTTCTGAAGGTTTATAACTCATAGTGGCACCTCGTGGATTTTGTAGTTGAACTTCTCTTTAGCATATATTTTTACTCTCGCGATCGCATGATTTAATGTGTAGTTTTTATGTTTCTTCCAAGAAAGATCATCGGCCAAATCATATATTACAGTTCCTCTTTCATCTTTAGTTTTTCGAAGTCCACGACCAATTGATTGAAGGACTCTTATTTGTGATTTTGTAGGAGATGCAAATACTATATTATTCAGGTTAACTATATTTATACCCGTACTAAAGGTGCCTACACTCGCGACAATAATTGCGTTCTTTTCTTTTTCTGTAATTTCACGAATTCGTTCTCGTTCTTCGGCATTCACCGCTCCTGATACAAAGAACACTTTTCTGTCAGTTCCTTTACACTTGTCCAAAAACGCGTTATACAATGGTTTTCCGTGTTTCTGTACAAGGTTATATAGTACCAATGAGTTTCCCGTTTGATCACATGTAAGATTTACGATAAATCTATTGCGCTGTTCGTAATCTACAATAAAATCAATCTCCTGTTGATATGTGAGATTCTTACAAAGTTTCTTTATTTCATCACTATATTTTAATACTAAACATTGTACAGTGAGCTGAGCAAGCGTGTTTGAGTCGATAAGCTCTTTCGTTGTAGTTACTTTATATATAGGACCAAAGTTACCTTCTAACGTCATTTGATTTGACACAGCTTCATCAATTGTGCCAGTTGTACCAATTCTATATTTAGCATTGACTAGACGATTCATAATAGTCGTCAAACTCTTAGCTTTAAATGTGTGTGCCTCGTCACCTATAACCATACCATACTGAGTAAACCAATTTGGCTGCAATTTAATAGCGCTTTGCCATGTTGTAATAACAACAGATTGTTCAAAGTTAAGTTTTTCTTTACCAGAATAAATACGATGTACCTCTTCTTCAGCAGAAAACGTATCATCTTGGTGTGAATAGCTCTCAAAGTCTTTATACATCTGTTCAACTAACGATGTAGTAGGTACAACAACTAAAACCTTTTTGTCCATATCGTGATTCAAAAAGTGTCTCATAAGCATGTATATGATAAGAGACTTACCCGAACCAGTAGGTGATATAAGAATTGCACGTTTATCTTGAGCGGCCCGCATAAATGCATCGACTTGATAATCTCGTGGTTTAATGAACTTGTCTTTATTGCATATTGTCAACTCATTAATAAACTTAGTAAGATAATCTTTCTCGTAGAAGACTGGATCTTTTAATGATTCATCATATCGTAATTCATATCCACGCTCTTGGCAAAACTCAGCAACTCTTTTTAGTAGACCATAAGGTATCGTTTGAGCCCGCATGTCTAATAGACGCAACTTACCATCCCACATTTTGTTACGGTACGCTGGCATGAACTTATACCCTTCAACATAGAAAGTAAAGTACTCGCTGAGTTCCATTAGTATCCCTCTATCGTCACAAGAGAGTACTACTTTAGTTTCATCTTTTTTTCTTGCAGTTATCATTACATGCCAGATGTAAACTTCTTAAATTCTAAGATGTTTTTAATATGTGTATGTCTCCAACGGATGTTTCCCATGATCTCTTCAAGAGTATCAATGATAGTTTTCTGGTAATCAACTTGCGCTTTCACCCGCACCATGTCGTCATCGGTTGTGTAATACATATCCATGTCTGACTTCAACGGTTTAGTCATACCATCGAATGGATCATACTTCCACTTACGCTTGTCCATATCGTCTTGTGACATTTTACCATTATAGTAAAGCCACTTATCCTTTTTCATAGCGTCCATCGCCATTTCTTTTCTTTTCAATTGTAACTTTGACATCGAAAAGAGTTCAAGGTATTTCGCGTGTAGTTTAGAAGATTTTAGTGTTTCTTCATCAAGACATACGTCGTCAATAACGCAATCTCTTTTCCACATCTCAAGAATTTCATCCAAGTTTAGCATAATATAATAGTATTTATCTTTATTTAATAATCACAAATTCATTGTATCGAAAGGTAACATCTGCTTGTAGATATTCAACATCACTTGATTGTGTGCTAAACTCAACACCACTCAAAGAGGTCGGAAAGGAATCTTTAAATTGGAATTGTTTATTTACGTTATTATGACTTGACATTACCGATAGTATCATGTCATGGCGCTCGGTTCCTTCAGAGTTTGCTTTAATCCAATTAAAGATTTCTGTATAGTTATACATGTCTTCATCAATCGCAAACCGTAAGGACAACGAATCAAACGACATTGTTTCCCCAGGTACGTATCCAATATTGTTACGAAAATTGGCTTGAACTTCTCCGGAACTAATACTTGGTATTCCAAATGTTGTAATGAAAAACTCGACATTCGCGAACTTTTCACGATTAATAGTAAGCTTAAATCCTGTTGGAGAAAGCATATTAATATTTTGTGTTAGATTTGTTCCACTCATATATCTATTTATAACGCAAAAAAGAGGAGACCCCGAAGGATCTCCTCTAGTTTAGAGGTTAGTTAATACTTAACTTACGTTTGTCCACCAACGTTAATGTTCTTAACGCGGAAGCTACGGTAGTAAGGATTGTTATTACCAATAACATCTGCAGGATTAGTACCGACCAAAGGATTCTGCACAAGACCATAACGTGTCTTGAAAGCAATCTTAGGTTGGAAGCTATTCTCACCAACTGCACGAACCATAGTAAGAGGAACGTATGGGCAATAGAAGAGACCAGCATCATAAGCGCTTTCGCCCTTATAACCAACTGTTGCATAGTCTTCGGTTGCGTATGGATCTACATAGACCTTAAGGCGACCATTAAGAAGACCAGCAAATGTGTTACCAGTTGCATCGACTTGAAGCTCAGACCCACCAAAGGTGAGTTTGCCAGCAGCTGCCAAAGCAGAAGCTACATTACTTGAGCAGATAACGAAGTTACCTTTTCCACGACGTGTGTCGAGTGCAATCTTATTAGCTTCAGTTTCGATCTGGAAGATCAGAGACTGGAACTTTTCAACTGCCCAACGGCCATCAGCATCAGCGACTAGGTCGAATGCTTCAGTAGCACCGATACCACCAATTTTACCAGTAGTAACGATTTTACGGATGATTTCGCGATTGATTTCAGCCAGGATTTCGCCGCTTAGGATGTTAGCCAATTCAGACTCGGCGTCAAGACCGTGAACTGCCTTAAGATCCTGCGCAAGCTCCATTGAATATTCTGCTTTCAATTGACGAGTCGTAGCTGTAACAGTAGCCTTGTCAAGCGTGAAGCCCATTTCATTGAGAGCGGAAGATCCTTCAGCGGTTGCAGTTGTAATACCATTACCAGTAGTAAGATCAGAGTCACTGAATAGACCAGTGCCTCCGTTAACAGGAAGTTCACCAAGGTGTGTACCTGCACCAGAGAAGTCTGTGTCAGCTTCGTCGAAGAGAGCTTCAGGAGAAGCATTAGTGATAGCAGCTCCTGCATTGTCACCATAACGTGCCTTCATCGCGAAGATGAGGCCAGTAGGACCAGACATTGGCTGAACACCTGCTACNTCATAAGCAATAAGGTTTGGCATTGCACGACGTACAAGGGAGATAAGGATTGGATCAAAAGATCCAGTACCTGTAATCGAACCAGTGCTAGTTTGTGCATCTTCATTAAGAGAGAAGTTGCTATGCGCGTTTTGCTCGCGAAGAGCTACTTCAGTATTTTCCAAAAGACGAGCTGTAACAGCTTTCTTGTAGTTATCAGTGATAGGAGCGGCGTCTGCGTGTTCGAGAACCGGTGCCCACTTTTTTAGATCATTTTCTGCGTTAAACATATTATTTGTTTTCTAGTTGTTAGAATTTAGTTTTGATTTGGGTTATTTACTTGAATCGTGAAAGATGCTGCACATACTTAGACATGTCGCCCGGAAGCTTAGTCATTGGATCTACTGCACCTTCTATGATTGTCTTTGTTTCCGAATTTACGGAACTTACATTTTCAGAAAGAATTTCTGATGTATCGGAAGATTTAAAGAAACCTTCTTTAATTGTTGCTACTTTATTTGCAAAAGCTTCAGCGTCTACAAACTGGGTTTCTTCAACGAGTGAAGCAAGTTTACCAGCTTGTGTGGATGCTAAATCGGAAGATGCTTCACTGAGGATCTTTTCACGTTGAAGAGTTTCAACTTGACGAGCAAGCTCGACATTCTCAGTTTCTGCAGTTGTGAGAGATTCCTGGATTTCAGTAACCTGTTCGGAGAGTTCATCTACAAGATCAACTTTAGAATCAGGAACTTCAACATAGTGTTCAGTGAATACACCTTGCAGCGCACTCATGAAGTTTTCAGTAATTTCTACACGGAGTTTATTATCAACAAACTCTTTGTTTTCTTCGATCCATGATTCAACAACATAGGAAAGGTAATCATCAATCTTCTCAACAAGTGACTCACGGACGTAAGCAACTTCTTCTTGAAGATCTTCTGAATACTGAGTTTCCAGTGATTCTTGAATCATGTTAACTTTATTTGATACAGCAGCTTCGAACAAGATAGAAGCTTTAGCCTTGAAGTCTTCAGTCAATTCTTGATCAGTTTCAGCAAGTACTTTAAGATCTTCAGCAAAATTATCTGCTTCAGTTTCCTCTTGTACACTGTTAAGTGAATTAGTAATTGCTGTATAAGAAGCTTGTAGATCTTCCTTCTTCATCGCCTTAAGTTGACCATACATCGCGTTGATGATATCACCTTTAGTCTTAGGAACTTCTACTGAACCTTCTTCTTCACTCATGTTGATTGCTTCATAGGCAGCAACAAGATTAGACTTTTTCATGCCCTTAATAGCATCAAAACTTGCAGCAAGAATACCTGCTTTGGTTTTAACTTCAGGCAATTCAACTTCTGCTTCTTCTTCAGAATCTTCTTCTTCTTCAGCGGACTCTTCCATTTCTTCTTCCTCTTCAGACTCTGGGTCTTCAGCGGACTCTTCCATTTCTTCTTCCTCTTCTTCAGAATCTTCTTCGTCAGAATCTTCTTCGTCAGAATCTTCTTCGTCAGAATCTTCTTCGTCAGAATCTTCTTCTTCGTTTTTCTTCTTAGCTTCGCCAAGAAGCGTATCTAAGACTGCATCAGAAAGGGGTTGTTCTTGTTCAGTGACTTCAGTCTCCTCAGAAACTTCAACCTCCGACTCAACAACAAGATCCTTTTCTTCAACGTCTTCGATAATTTGGTTATTTTCGTTTGACATATATAAGTTTCCTTATTTTGAATTAGAGTTTGGAGAGGAAATCACTAAAGATCCTTTCTTGAGCTTCACTAATCCGCCCAAGAGGTGCCCTTCTAATCTCTGTCTCGTATTCTTCAATTTGCTGAGGCTTCAAAATACCATTCTCCCATATCCATTCTACACCTTCCATAATACCTTCAACGAAGGCAGATGGTGCAGAGGGATCTTGAACAATGTCAACAGTTGCAAGAACAAAATCGTTCTTAACGTATGTTTTATTATTTTTGCTTTCAACAGTACCCATACCACGACTTGAAACGCCTAACTTGCACCCGCCTTCGACGAGTCCTTTCACTATTTTACCCATAGGTGTATCTAGTATCAGCGCTTTCCCAACAACATCATTACCGTTCCATTTCAGTTCGGTAATTCTGTGTGAAACTTTATCAAGGTTAATTGCTGGGCCTTCTGGGTGATTCAATTCACCAACGGCTCTTCCAGTTTTAACCTGCTCCTTAATATACTTGGCAGTAGCTGCCTCTAATATATCTTTAGGATAAATTCTATTATTGCGGTTTTGTTGCTCCGCTTGCATAAACACACCTTCGATAAAGACATTCTTTTCACCTTTATCATTTGCTTCGGTGATGTATTCAATTTGGTCTAAATGTTCTGTGATTAATTTCATTTTTCTTCTGTTTTATTAAAGATTTCTGCGGTAAGACCAACCTTACGAACCTCAAGAGCATCGCTCAATTTTTCGCGGATAGCCCTGCCAAATGATTGCGCTGCACCAACTTTGTTGTTAGTCACAACGTTATTAAATACTTTTTGTGTGTTTTCACTCATGTTCTAGTTCTATTTATAATATTTGTGTTTTTGAGTTGTAGATTTTATTTATACAATTTCTGAAAGTTCATCAGAAGGAAAAAGATCTTCTCTGAATTCTTCTGGATCTATACCAAAAGATTCACACGCTCCGTCTAGAGTGTCAAAGTATGTCCACCCATCGACTGGGTAATCATATGTG